GCTATATCAATTTTAATACCGGCAGCGCTCCTGACTTTCATATGGCGCCGCACGGTGAAGGATTGCCGGATAAGCCTTCGCAAGATCACAAGCAAGGTGTTCGGTTCCAAGTAAAGCTTCACGCCGACTGTGGTGGTGACGTTCGTGAGATGGCATCAAACGCTCGTTCATTCCTGCAAGGCGTAGACAATTTGCACAACGACTATGTAGCCGGAAGTGCAAAAAATGCCGGTAAACTGCCTGTGGTGGTTTTATCGGATACAATGCCGGTCGTGAGCGGAGAGGGGTCTAAGCGCACGACTAATTACTCGCCAGTGTTTGAAATCATTGGTTGGGTAAAGCGTCCTGACGGTTTGGGTGAAGCAGCTCCTGCCGTCGAAAGAAAGGCATCGCCACCTGCCACTGGTGGCAACAAGGTCTCCGCACCTGCCAAGAAAATGGCTTTGGATGACGAAGACTTTGGTTGATTAATCGGGGTGGCCTTCGGGCCACCCTTTCCCTGTTGGAGAGTAAATTGAGATTTTTGCTAACTATGAATATGCCGGTTAAGTCCGGCGCACCGATCCATCAAATTATGTGTGAACACCCAAAAGCTAAAACCATTGAAGATTTTGTCGCGGTTTTAAGCCAAGCAGACTTCACCATCGTTGATGAGTTTTATAAGGACAACAATTCATCCCTGTATTACAACGCGGGTAAGATTGCTTTGAATTATCGGTACATCGGTAAGATTAAAATGGTTGGCGACAACGCAACATATCTAAGAGAGTAAAATGCAAATTATTAAAGAACGTGAAAAGACACATGGTAGCTATCAAACGCAGTCCGGTTTGGCGCAGAAATTTAAAAAGACATTTCGCAGCAGCCCAAATTGGGACAAGCTTAACGAGCCGCAAACGGAAGCGCTTGAGGCAATCGCAGTTAAGCTGGCTAGGATATTGGCCGGCGATGCCAACTTTAAAGATCACTGGGCGGACATTCAGGGCTACGCCTTCTTGGGTGGCGACTTTTCGCCCATGATCCCTGGTATGCCGAAAGCACCGGACTTTACAACGGAGCCTTTTCCGACCATCATCACAAAACAAGCCAATGGCTAACGAGGTCACATCCTCCCGTGACAATTGACTTGCCCCCTGACTTAACGGTCGGGGGGTCTTTTATGGAGATTTATAATGAGCATACAAGAACGCATTTATTACCACATGAAGAAGCTTGAAGAGGCTTGCGACGAGGCAGCTATTGAGCGGCTGGAGATGGTCCCTAAACGCCATTACGACAATCTTGAAGGGTGCATCCAGCGTTGCATCGACATGATCGAGACGTTGGCTAATAAGCTAACTTTGGAAGACAAGGAACTGCGCGGCGACGCACGGATCTATTTAGGCATTTTGCGGGATCTGATCCACGGCAGGTCAATTACACCTTATCGGACAATTGACGAGCAAATTGCGGATAACGTGAAAAAAATGGCGGCAGACCACGAATTGTCGCGCCCCAAACGCAAAGATAAAACTTTTAAAGTAAAGGTAAGAAAAAAATGAATTACATGGTTGAAGCAGAATGTGACGTAATCGTTTGCCCAATGGGCATCGGTGCCGAAGTTGTACACGTTAAAGGTGTTCCAGCAGGTAAAGCTTGCATCGGTCGCAAGTGTGCTGGATGGCGGTGGGAAACCATCGTTGATAGTTGGAATGACGAAACAGAAACGTGGGATACCCACTACAGCGATATTTTTGGTTTCTGCGGTATTGTAGGAGAGTGAGATGGATAACCCGAATTATGTGACGCCTGAAGAGGCCAGCAACAAAATGTGTCCCGCAATTACAGATGAAAATGAATTTATGTTTTGCAAAAATATAAAGTGCATGGCTTGGCGGTGGGAAATGAAACCAAGTATGTTAATTAATTGGGCGGCAACCAAATATCAACCGGACCCGCAACCACACTGGATTAGGATTGGCGACCATCCTTATAAAGATGCAATAGACAGAAAGTCCGGTCAATTTATTGAGGGTACAGGAAAGGGCTATTGCGGGATGGTGCGGTCATGAGTGAATGGCAACCAATAGAAACCTGCCCAAAAGATGAATGGGTATTAGTATATGAACCCGGCTGGCATCTTATGGTTGCCAAATGGATTTACGCAGACCAATGGCAATATGCTCAAATTGATGATCCTAAATTTAATTTAAGTTGCCGTCCTACCCATTGGATGCATCTGCCAGAATTACCGGAACTTACAAAATGATCCACTTCCTTGGCGGTATGCAGTCTGTCAAAGCAACTTATTTGGTGTGGTCACGTTACAAGACAGCAAGTTTGCCTGATTGGGAATGGGTTAATGATTTGCCTGATGGCGTATCGCAGGTGGCGCATTGGGTTATTAAGAGGATAACGAAATGAGACAGTGGATAGTCCGCCATGAGCGGGACGGCGACAACGTGGTGGCGTTGTGGGAGAACGACAGCGGCGACAGGTGGTATGTGCAGGTCGTGATTAACGGGGAGGTGCAGTGGTGATGGATGATAGATTTATAAAACTCGCGCTTGATGCTGGGTTGTTGAACTACGTAGACCATGAAACGCCCAGACACTATTTCATTAATGGCCATGCTAATTTAAAAGATGTTGCAAAGTTCGCCGAGTTGGTCGTTTTGGAAACCCGTCAAGAAGCCGCCGATGAAATTGAACGGTTGCGGGAAGAAATGGCGGATTTGAAATATAAAAAAACTTATCTTGAACGGGCTTACATGGCGGCAAGGAGAATCCTTGATAGCAAGGGAATACACATGGATTACTTTTTATCCCGTGCCGATTATGATGCCGCATTGAAGGAGGGTGAGTGATGGAATTTAGTTTTTGGAAATTTGAATTTGTGTCCCATGACGGCGGATGGTTTATAGCATGGGATGATGTAATTAAATTAGAATGGCATTCGCGCTGAAGTAAGTAACCATATAATATCACTTAGAGACACTTTTCGCATACGAGTAACCGTATAATATTACTTAATACTCATTCGCGTATAGGAGATTATAATGCTACCCCGTGAAATGTTCCCATCTGAATTGATGGCCGATTTACACAAACAAGCCCAAGAGGGTGAGTGATGGATATTGTAGAACGTCTGCGATCAATAGACATTAGTTGGTCTGAGCATGGGGAATGGTGCGCCGAAGCCGCTGACGTAATTGAAAAACTGCGGGAAACCAACATCATGCAAGCCAGATGGTTATACGAAGCACAGCGAGAAAATCAGTTGTTTAAGGATAAAGTTCGCCAATGGTTGGATATAGGCAAACCTGCGGCAACGGAGAGTGAGTGATGTGCAACAGAAAGGGTAGTATCATGCCAGGATACCAAAGCAAAAAGCGGTCAGCAGAAATCCGGTGGCTTGGTCCTTATGCCCCAAATGACCGTCATGCGGATGACACGACGCTAGATCACATTATTGACCTAAGAAAGCGTTTGGCCGAAGCAGAGCGCCAGCGTGACAATGCCCTAGATATGATTGTAACCCTACATAGGAGACTAAAAAATGGACATCATTAGAAAGTTAAGTTTCGCTGCCTTGGAAGGTGTATGCGATAGCCACTCGTCCGAAGTTATGATTGAAGCCATGCGCGAGATCCAGTATTTGCGCGATACTTTGACACGGATCACAAAATCGCAATACAACGCTGATAGCAAAGACATTGCCAACGAGGCTTTGGAGTACGGCGATGGATCAGTCCGAATATCAAAAGCTTATTACAGACCTTAAAGACATCAAAGAGCGCCTTAATTGGCTTGAAAAAGACCATTTACAAATCAAAAAAGATTTGGAAAAATTAAAACCTAATACTGAATCAAAACCTATATTACCGGTAACACATACAAATTTTTGGATGGGCGATTAGTGGCACGGAAACCTTATAAAAAACGATACCGCGCACCGCCCATATTGCCTGGCGTTCTAATCGAGGATTTAAAATCTACATCGTGTAGATACATTGTGCATACACCAAAATATGTCGGCACATTTTATTGCGGCAAAGAAATTGACCGTGGATCTTATTGCAAAACCCACGCTACCCTTTGTTACCGCACAGAGCTTTACGCCGAAGAACTAGGCTCCATTAATATCCCCAAAAACCTTTAGATCGCTGCCTGAGCCACATTAAGCGCATGGGCAACAATGTCGTCCGGCACATCAAGAATTGATTCGGTCTGGCTGCTTTCGGCCTTCTTGGCCTGTTCTGCTGCCTTTACCAACCGATCCGAAATGTCAAACACTCGGCCACCGGATGCGCGGCCGATAGCCTTACGCTGAAGCAGATCCTCGCGTTGGGCTTCCTGATCTTTATGAGCTTGCATAACGCCCTCTGTCGTAGCCGCCACTCTTGTTACGAGCTTGTTTAAGGCGTCGATCTTGAGCTGGCCGCGTTTGTCTAACGCTTTCTGCATAAGAGCCGCACCAACCTTTGGATCAAGCAATGCTTCTTCGTACAATTTATTGACGTTCTCGATGCCATTTGCGCGAAGTTTGCCAATCAAAGCTTTTGCCGCAGCCGCAGCTCCAACACCAAGAGCACCAGTTATGCCAAAATGTTGATATGCTTCCAAGCCGGCAACGGCAAACGCACCGCCAACAGTCGTATGATGCCCACCGCTTTCCATCATCTTGGCAATGAAGGATTTGTTTTGAGCCGTATCGGATCCGTATTTGACCTTTACGGCATCAAGCATCTGTTGCGTCCGTT